TTAATAAACTAAATTACTTATTATTAGAATGTAATTACAATAAAGAAATTGCAAAAGAAAATGCAAAAAATGGAGTAATAAATAAAACTAGATATTCAAGATTATTAGAAAGCCATTTTAGTTTAGAAAATGTAATAAAGTTTTTAAAATCTAATGACTTAAGTTATGCAAAAAATATTGTACTATGCCATTTATCTGATACAAATTCTAATCAAGATATAATGCAAAATAAAGTGTATGAAGCAACAAAAATAAAAACAACAATAGCAAGACCAGGACTAAATCTAGAATTAAAATTATATCCATTTTGATGGAGGTTTATATGAATAGTATAAAAGCAATAACTCAATTAGAAGAATTAAAAAGGGACAGGCTTAGTTTTATTCAAAATGATGAATCAGATGAAATTTATTTAAAGGATATAAAAGCAATTAGCTTGGCCATAAAAGCCTTAAAAAAATGTCCCGACATACAAGATAAATCATTTAACTGTAGACTTTGTGGAAAAGAATTAAAAACTTGGAAAAGTATTCAAAAAGGATTTGGACCTGTATGTGAAAAAAAATATTTAAATGATGTATATAAAAACCAACAATTAACAATGGATACTATATTACAAGAGAGAGGAGAGGGGTAGTGATATGGGAAAAAATACAGTATATTTTAGTCACGATGCGAATGCCTTTACAGATATTAAAATTGCAGCAATGAGATGTGATTATGGTGTGGAACGGATATGGATTGTTTTGGATAATTATTGAAATATTAAGAAACACAGAATCCTATAAATTACCTCTTGAAAAAAATACATATAGATCTATAAAAATACAATCTAATACAAGTATAAATATTGAAGAATATATAAGAGATTGTATTAATGAATATAAAGAAACAGAAGATGGAAATGGATTGTTTAATACTGATGGTAAATATTTTTGGTCAGAAAGTTTATTAAAACGCATGACAAAAATGGAAGAAGTGAGTGCAAAAAGAAAAAAAGCAGGACAAAGAGGAGCACAAGGTAGATGGGGAAAAACAGAGGAAAATAATTCAAAAAAGGAAGAAAAAATAGCAAAAAATAGCAAACGTATAGCAAATGCTATAACATACAATGGCAAATGCTATAAGAATTATGGCAAAAGTATAGCAAAAAATGGCAAAATAAAATCTAAATCTAAATCTAAAATAAAAATTAAAATAAAAGATATTAAATCTATCTATCCATCTAATCATAAACCCGGAAAAGAAAATAAAACTTTAACTAATATGATGGATGAGACAGAAAAGATGGAATTTGAAAGACTTATAAATAATTGTGAAATGTATATTTTTTCTCCAGAATTGGCTATTGAAATGACTGAAATCTTAAAGGAAATGTATATGAACCCAGAAACAAGAGAAAGAATACAAGAAATTAATTCTAAGAAGTTAAGTTATGCTTTGAAGAATTTTGCAATTGCTAATACTAAAAATAGAATACAAATACCTAAGGCATATTTTAAAAAATGTATTTTATCTGCATTAGATCAAACAGAATTAAGTGGACAATACGATACCGATACTATTTATGAAATGGAGGACTACTAATATGGCCTTTATTAGAGAAGATGAATTAATTTCAAGAAAATTAAAAATTTGTGAAAATTGCGAATGGTGTGTTCCGACTTTAAATTGTGAATTTCCACATTGTTTATTAACTGGAAAACAAATGGGATTATTTGAAACATGTGGCCTGTACAAAGATAGAACAGGAATGCATATTAATATGTAGGGGGGAAATATGAAAAAGAAAAGAATTAATTACACCAAAGAAGGTTATTCATACTTAAAATGTACAGAAAAGGACTGCTACAATTGGGGCCGGTGCAGCAATATGTGATTATTGTGGTAAGAAAATGCACAATACAGTATATTTAATTTATATATTAGGAATGGCATATTGTCCTCAATGTTTTAATGAATGGCAAAAAAATTCTCATAGATATGAAGATGACATAAAACTTCAAAATGAAAATCACATTAACTGGTATAAAAATCATAAATTTGATGTAATAGAGTGAATTGTAGAAACAAACACAACCTATAAAAAAGATACAAAGGAAAGGCGGTAAAAATATGGTAATAGAGAACATGCAGCAAACAATAGATTTATTAAAAAATATAAAGGAATTTTTTTATAACATAGATGAAACAGAAAAGAAATTAAATACAGAGTTATATAACAAAGAAGGAGAAAGAGATGACCTTTTACATGAAATAGAATTGAGTAAATTAAATGCAATAGAAATAATGAGTACATATAAGAAATTAGAAACTGTGCTGAAAGAAAGAAGATGTATAAAGGATAAATTAGATTTAATAAATACAATAAAACCTTATGCAAGTAAATTTATAACAAAAGGTATCTGTGCAGAAACAGATACAACAATAAAGAATATTGAAACTTTAAAAAGTAATCAAGAGAATCGACAATATACACCAAGAATAATAAAAGACTTAAAATGTGCAAAGAAAAAAAAGGAGTAATTTAGTATGAGTATGAATATACAAAAAGCAATACTAATTACAAAAGATAGAATCGAAAATATGAAATTATTTATTCCAAGCACTCCAAGTGAGGTATGGATTAAGGAAGAAACTGAGGAATGGCTGAAATATATTGAAAAAATATTAGAAAAGGAAATAAAAAATGAACAATCAAGAACATTGGAGTATAGATCAATACAGGGAATATCAGAAAAACAAAGGAAAACGAAGTAAATATGGTGCAGTAAAAACATCTGTAGATGGACAAACATTTGATAGCAAAAAAGAAGCGGACTATTACTGTGATTTAAAGTTAAGGCTGCAATGCGGAGACATCAGAGGTTTTTGTTTGCAGCCTGTGTTTATACTAGCACCAGGACTAAAATATAAAGCTGATTTTATAGTGTTTTACAATGATGGAACATCAGAGATAATTGACACAAAAGGATTTAAAACAAAAGAGTATATAGCAAAAAAGAAATTTTTTGAAGATAAATATAATTTAAAAATAAAGGAGGAATAGGAAAATGAATCAAATGAATGAATTTGTAAAAAGCAAAATGCAAAAAATCGCAAAAAAAGTAGATGAGGAACTACCAAATGGTTATGGTTTTGTAGTATTAGCATTTAATTTTGGAGAGGGAAAAGATAACGAAATGATGTATGTTTCTAATGCTAATAGACAAGATATTGTAAAAGCAATGAAAGAATGGATAAAGAAAACTGAAGAAAACTTTGGTAATGACACAGGTAAATATTAAATAGAAAGGAGAAACTCTATGGATCCAGTAAGATTTGAAGATATAAAAAACATGTCTAAACGAGAATTTGAACAATTTATGTTTAGAATTCAAAGTAGCAATCAAAAGTTTTGTGTAAGATGTGGAAACTTTACATTAGATAGAATTACTATTTCTGTTGCTAAAAATGGAAACTCGCCAAGAAAACTATGTAACATGTGTAAAGATTGCTATACGGATATGTTGGACTATTTAGGAGTAAATGATATAGAGGAGTAAAATGGGAAATTATAATAGTTGGAGAAGTGAAGACAGATATTATGATATATGCCCAATGTGCCGGACAGAAATTACCACAAAGACACATGGTTTTGTTAAAAAAAGCGGATACATACACTAATAAAAAACTTACAAGACTATGTAAAGACTGTTATTTGAAGGTTTTGGATTTTATTGGTATTAGTGATATTGAACTATACTAATAGCAAAAAATAAGCTGTTCAATTTAATGAACAGCTTAGATAATAAAAATGTAAGAAAGGAGAGTTTATGGGAAAGCCAATTCAAAGAAAAAGATTTAAAAACAAAAGAAATGTAACTTGTGAACAATGTGCAAACTGTATGTATGCAGAAAATGGCGATATGTATTGTGATGCACATGAAGAGTTTGCATATGTATATGACGAATTTTGTCCGACTGAGGACTATATGTGGTGTAATGGAAAAAAATTTATAGAAAGGTAGTGAAGTACAAATGAAATTTTATGATAAAGAAATATACAATCGAAATGAAAAAATAAAAGCAGTAATAGTAATTATAATACCATTTTTGATAGGTTTTATAGTAGGATGTTTTACTATGAATATTGAAGCACAAGCAAAAATTGATGATTTAAATAAGTTGATAGAAGAAAAAGAAAATAAAATTAATGAACAATATGTAGAGTTAGATTCATTAAGAGAAACTATATATATGTATAACATATATGGAAAGTAGGTGTTGCAAATGATTATGTTTATATCAGGACTATTAATAGGAGCAATTATTGGTGTTGGAATTATGTGTTTATTACAAGTAGCAAAGGATGATGAAGAATGAAAGTACATATATACAGAAAGAAGAATAAAAAATCGAAATTTGAAAAAACAAGAATATCAATATCTTTTAAAAGCAAAAATCAAATTCCATTATTAATGGTAGTTAGAGAGTATTATGATAAAAGGACAAATGAAATTGTTTTTGCAGAGATATTATTTGAGATTGAGTAAGGAAGGAGGAACAATATGCCAACAGAAAATATGCAAGGAATATTACCTGGAAAAATTTTTTTTGAAGATCAAGATGGAGATATTAAAGAATTATGTACATATGAATCGAAAGAAGAGAACAACGATGATGCTGCAGATGCAATGAAGTATGCAGCAAAATGTATAACAGAAGGAGAAACATCTATGACTATTGAATTACCAAAGGACAGAACAAGACAAATACTAAAAATGACTGGATTAGAACGAATTACTAGAAAAAGATTTAAAAAACTATTAATGGGTTGTGGAATGCAGAGAAATGATGCAGAAGTAATTGCAGAGCAATTTTGCAATGAGAAAATACCATATACACCATTAGGTGTACAACAAGTAATTGAAACAATTATAAAGGAAATCGAAGAGGAGCAATAATTCTATGAAATGTCCAGAAAGATACAATATTATGCAACATAATATAAGGAAACCGATATTTGATGAAGACAACATAGTAAGAGGAGAATACCACTTATTAGTGGAAACGCAACAATTTGAAAATTGCTACAAAGAGAAATGTGCTGCATGGGATAGCGAAAAAAATAAATGTAGAAAGGTTGGGGAATAAATGGAGAATGATGGTAAGATATCAAACGGAAATACTTTTAAATTAGGAATTTCATTTGATATAGATGTACCAAAGAATTTTAATGAAAGTGTATTTAATTCTATAATTTTAGGACTAGTAGAATATAAAAATCTTGAAAAAGAAGAATGGAATACAGACCTAGAATTAAAAATAAAAATTAAAAATGATTTAATTATGAGAATACAAAGTGAACTTGAACAATTAATAACAAAGGTGGAAGAATAAATGAAAATATTTTATATTTTTTTAGATGTAGATGGAGTATTAAACAATGAAGAATACTTCATGGAGTGTTTTAACAGACATAAAGTTAAAGGAATTATGAGTATGAATTGCTTTCCTTTTGATCCAAAGTGTTTAAATAATTTAATGAAATTAAACCAGGAATTACAAAAGAAAAATTATAATGTCAAAATAGTATTAAGTTCAACATGGAGATTAAACCAAATAGATATGGAAATAGTAAATGCCAGATTAGCTGAATATGGTATGACAATATTTGCAAAGACAATAAGTTTAAATAGTGGTGATAGAGGATTAGAAATAAAAAATTTCATTGAAAATGAAAGATATGAAAAAGCAGACGATTTTCTAATACTTGATGATGAAATAGGAGATATAAAAAAGCAATTTGAAGATATACATATTATACATACTAACTTTAGTACAGGATTCGACAATGAAAAGTTAGAAGAATCTATGAAAAAAATTAATTTAAAAGGAGGTACAAAAGAATGAATGATAGAGCATTTTTAGAGATGAATTGCAATAGATGTATAAATAAATCAAACGAAAATGATTTATGCAATATAGTTGAGAAAATAAATGGTACATATGGATGCCCAAATGAGGATTGCATTGAAATAAATGACTATATTAGAAATGAAGATGGAGATATAGGAATCGTAAAAAAAATATTATTACCAGATGAGAAAATGGAATCGACATATTTTGTATGTGATACTACAATGGCCAGTGCATATTTAGAAGAAATAAAAAAACATAGTAAAGATATTCTTGATTTAATAGAACCAGGAGATGTGTTAGAAATTGAAGAAGATGGCGATATTTTTTATATAGGTATTAAGAAAGATTCAACTACATTTAGTTATTCTGATATAAAGGAAAGCATAAGGAATAAAGAAGTTAAATTATTAAGAATATTAACACACGAGCAATTTGAAGAAAATAGTTTTGAGGTGATACAGAAATGAGAAAATTAGGAACATTGGAGAATCCATGTAAAAATAATTATGAAATAAAAAAAATAATAATAGGAATGAGAGATTGCATAATATTTACATTAAATACATTTGAAATATCTGAAGAAAATTTAGAACAAGCAAAAGCAAGAAATATTATTTTTGAAGGGTTAGGAGGAGCATACTGGAAAACACCAACAATAATAAAAGGACTAGCAGATGCAGAAAAAAAAGAAAATATGGCCCTAATTGGTATTGATGCAAATACAAAAATACCAATAAATTTAGATGAAATAGAAAAACAAATAAATAGTCGATTAAATATTAATGTGAATGAATCATTAGAAAAAACAGCTACTCAACTAAAACAAGAATATGAAAATAAATATTTAGGAAGGTTGTTGTAATATGAGTATTGAAAGAGATTGTAAAAAAATACATAAAAAAATCAGAAAGTTCTATGAAAAATATAAAGACAAAAGAAATATTTGTTTTAATTTACAATGTGACAAAGAAAACGATTCTTATGATATATGCTTATATGTTAATCCAAAAATAGAAGAACTTGATGTAATGAAAGAAAATATAAAAATTGAAAGGAAAAAATTATGCGAGAAGAAAATGAAATGACTGAAGTTAATGTGTATATTGCTAAAATATATGCCATAACAAAACCAGAAAAAGCAAAGGAAATCATTGAGAAAGCAAAGAAAGAATCTAAAACATCAGGATCATCTTTTAAGGAAGTACTAGCAGGAGAATTCATAAAATTACTAGATGGTCCTGAGAAAGAAGAAAATAAAAACATTATGGAAATGAATTTCAATGGAAAAATAGAAGATATTAGTATGATGCTATTAAGTGCAGAAAGATATGCACTAGGAAGACAGACATATATAGTTCAATGGACCTGTGAAGTTATAGGTGGAAATACACATTTACTTACAACAAAGGATTTAAAAGTAATGATTAGAGATATTGAACAATGCAATAATTATGGTTGGGATTGCGATGAAAAAGAATGGCTTGAATTATTAGATATATTGAAATTGATTTTATCAAAAAGGGAGGCAAAAGAAAATGAACGAAAAGATAAGTAATACAATAGCAGCAAAACAACAAAATATAAATGAGATAATTAAATTAAAAGATAAAATAAGACACTCTATTGGAAAAGATGTAAGGTTTAGAATAGAAACAAAGCATTGGTATGGATATGCAGAAGATTTTCACTTTGGAAAAGAAAGAGATATATTAGATATACCATCAGAAACAATGATAATTATATTAGATGGTGTTATAGAAAAGGAAAAAGAAAGAATAAATAAATTAATTGATATGGAAATAGAAAATAGAAATAAAAAGGAGGGCAGACATGAAAGAAAAAAAAGAAGAAAAAAACAAAAAGCAAGAAAATAGTGAATGTCCAATTATACTAGGATGGTTTCAAATAATAATGCTAATTGGAAAACCATTATGGGATGGAAAATTAAATAAATGGAGAATACTTAATGGATATCAGTCAGTCTTGGGAAATAACAATCGTTTATTCTATGAAGTGACTTTTACAGATACGCCTTATTGGGAAAATTTTATTGAAAAACAACTATATATTAATATTCCAAAAACGGAGGAGGATAAATCTAGTTATGGAAATAAAAATAGCGATAAAAAAAGCTCATGAATTAAAACAAAAGATGAAAAATAAGCAATATATTCAAGTAAGAAAAGATGCAACAGACAGTTATGGTTACATTGAGGCCATAGACACATTGATAAGAGAAATAAAAATGTATCAAAGATAAAATAGGATATTGTATTACATATTAAGAATTATAGAATTATTATTTACCAAAGCATATAGCATACAATTTGCCTAGAAAGAGAGGTTTTTGTATGAGTAAATTTGAGATTTCTGAAAAAGAAAGTAATTTTTTGAATTTAATAGAACAGATTGTTACAGAAGGTGTAGCAAGAGGAATAAAAAAGGGGATTGAACAAGCTAAAAGTGAGGAAAGATTAAGAGAAAAAATAACATATGATACCAGGATAAAAAATACAAGATTATTATTGAAAAATTATAGAAACTTTGTAAAAGCTTGTAAACAGGCAACTTTTACTGAAAAGGAATTAGAAACAGCAACTGTTGAGGAAGTATTAGACAAATTATTTTGTCAATCTTATGATGAAGTAACTGTAGTTCAATCTATACTTACATCTAAAAAAAGAACAGAAATCATTTTGACACATATAGAAAGAATTATAAATTTTTATTTGTTTGAAGCAGATCAAAGTAAAAATGATGAAAAATGGCGAAAAGCTCATATATTAAATGATTTATATGTAGAGGGAAAATATAAACCTAAAATAAGTGTGATGTCCGAAAAATACCATATAAGTGAAAGGCAAATTAGGAGAGATGCAAACTCCGCAATTGAAGAAATTGCAGTGCTTATGTTTGGAATTGATGGTATAAGAAAAATGTAATTTAGCAAATTACATTTTTGTCCAAAACTTGTCCTTGACATGTCATTATCAAGGATTTATAATTATAGAGTGAAAAAATATATAAATTACAAAATATTTAATCCCCTAAAAGACCGTGCAAGGTCTTTTTTATTTTGAGAAAGGAGAGGAATGAAACAGTTTAAAAGTTTTTATAAGGAAGTTGGAGGCAATGAAGGAAGTAAATGTAATTATCCAATAAGATTAGATACCTATCGGATGCCGGTTGCAGCCATGATTGTAAATATTGTTATGCCAAATCCCTATTAAACTTTAGAGGCTTATGGAATCCACAAAGTCCAAGTGTTGCTAACATTGAAAAATTAAAGCGAAAAATAAATAAACTACCAAAAGGAACTATTGTAAGACTTGGGGGAATGACGGATTGTTTCCAGCCACTAGAACTGTATAACAGAGTAACTTATAAAATCATAAAGTATTTAAATAAAAGAAAAATTGGATACTTAATAGTTACAAAATCAAGTATTGTTTCAAATGAAGAATATTTAAAAATTTATGATAAGAATTTAGCACATTTTCAAATTACCATTACAACTACGGATGATAACAAATCAATACAATATGAAAAGGCTTCAGTTCCAAGTAGCAGAATAAAATCAATAGAAAAGTTATATGAATCTGGATTTGATGTTCAACTTAGATTAAGTCCTTTTATTTATGAATATATTGATTTTGATATTTTAAATTCTGTAAAATGCGACAAAATTCTTATTGAATTTTTAAGAGTAAATCATTGGATTAAACAATGGTTTGATATTGATTACTCAAATTATACAGTAAAGCATGCAGGTTATGAGCATCTACCTTTAGAGACAAAAAAGGAATATATAAAAAAAATCACTGGTTTTAAACAAATTAGTGTATGCGAAGATGTAGATGAGCATTTTGAATATTGGAAAAACAATATCAATCATAATAAAAAAGATTGTTGTAATTTAAATTTAGGAGGTTAAATATGAAAATTGAAAAAGTTAATATTGATAGCATAAAGGTATATCCAAACAATGCTAAAATTCATACAGCAGAACAAATAGAAGAAATAAAGAAATCTATCCAGGAATTTGGAAATAACGATCCTATTGCCATAGATGAAAAAGGCTTTATAATTGAGGGAGAAGGAAGATATTTAGCACAAAAAGATATGGGAGTAAAGGAAATAGAGGTTATAAAATTAACACATTTAACAGAAGAACAAAAGGTTGCATATATGCTTGTGCATAATAAATTAACAATGAATACAGGTTTTGACCTAGACCTATTAGAAGAGGAACTTTCAAAAATATCTAGCATAGATATGAAAGAATTTGAATTTGATATAAAAGAAATAGAAGAAGAATTAGAAGAAGAAGAAAAAATACAAGAGCCTAGTTTTAATTATAAAGAACAATATGGTGTAATTGTTATATGTAAGGATGAAACAGAACAAGAAAAAGTATATAACAATTTACTTAATCAAGGCTATGAATGTAAGGTGGTGACTACATAATGGGAAATACAACAAAAATTGAAATACATAATCGAGTTCAAGATTTTAATAGTTATAGGGCAGCAAGGGTAAAGTCCTTATTTAATGCGGAAAGCGGATGTAATTTTGATTTAGAGGCAGAAATTGATATATCTGGAGATTGGCAAATAGGAGTTGTTGTTGGGCCATCTGGAAGCGGAAAATCAAGTATTGGTAAAGTTATATTTGGAGAAAATCTAATATACGATTATACAAAGGGTTGGAGCAATGACAAACCAATAATTGACGAAATAGCACCAGATGGAGATTTTAACGAAGTTACAGGTGCTTTAGCAAATGTAGGGCTTGGAGATGTACCAGCATGGTTGAGACCTTTTAGAGTATTATCAAATGGAGAACAATTCAGAGCAGGACTTGCAAGACTAATTTGTGAAAAGCCTGAAAAAGTTGTTATTGATGAGTTTACTTCTGTAATAGATAGACAGATAGCAAGAATAGGATCACAAGCATTTCAAAAGGCATGGAGAAGAACAAATCCTAATGGAAAGGTGGTGTTGTTAACCCCACACTATGATATTTTAGATTGGGTAAAACCAGACTGGGTGTTTGATACAAAAACAAAAATATTTGAGCGTGGGTTGGCCAGGCAAAGACCAAAAATTGACCTCCAAGTTTTCAAGGTCAACCAAAGTTACTGGAAATATTTTAAGCCACATTATTATTTAGATTTACCTATGCCACCTTGTGCAGAATATTTCATAGGTGTAGTAAATGGAGAACTAGCATGTCATGTTGCAGTTGCTCCATTTTTTACTTCAAAAGGATATAGGGCAACAAGACTTGTAACTATGCCTGAATGGCAAGGAGCAGGTGTTGGTGTAAGGTTTTTAGAGTGGATTGCTCAATATCATTTAGATGGAAATGGAAGGTGCAATAAAAAATATCCTACTTATTTTCATACATCACATCCTCAATTATGTATGGCATTAAGGAAAAGTAAAAAATGGATACAGACAAGTGCTAATTTATACGGGGGAAATAAAACAAAAAGTTCAAAATCCATAATAAGATCTAGGAAAAAACATCATGCAGCAAATACAGGTTGTGGTTCTGGATATGGAGGACACTTTAGAGCAGTACAAGGTTTTAAGTATGTAGGAGGTAACAGGATATGAATATATTTATATGTGGTCAAAAAAGTTTTGGAAAAGAAGTACTAAAAGCATTATATGAAAAAGGGCATAATATTGTTGGGGTTGCACCACCACCACAGGAAAAATATTATGACAAAATGCAAGGATATGCTATCAAATTGGGAATACCAGTAATTAGTGATTGTGATAAATTAGTTTCAAGGGATATTCCTCAAAATACAGACTTAGTAATAGCTGCGCATTCTCATTGGTATATTTCAACAAAAATAAGGGAAAAAACAAAATATGGGGCTATCGGATTTCACCCATCACTATTACCAAGACATAGAGGACAAGATGCAGTAAGATGGACAGTTGCAATGAATGATTGTGTCACAGGAGCAACGGTATTTTGGCTAGATGATAGTGTAGATGGAGGCGATATATTTCTTCAAAGGACACTATTTATCGATAAAAAATGGAACTATCATGAGTTATGGAAAAAAATGTTTCCAATAGGAGTAGAAATGATATGCGAAGCAGTAGATTTGATTGAAAATGGAAATATTATAAAAACTCCTCAAGAAGAGCAATTTGCAACTTGGGAACCATCTTTTACAAGTACGAGATTAAAAAGAAATGAATTATTACAAATAGGAAATGGTATAAATCTATAAAAAGGTAGGTGGGTGATATGATGTGATAAATGATAGTAATAAAATTTCTAAAATAAAAAAAGATTATATAAATGGAAAGACATATAACCAAATTGCAAAAAAACATGATGTCACTTATAATGAAGTAATTTATTTAGTTAGAAAAAATAAATGGAAAAGGGAAAGTAATTTAAGCAAGGCAAAAAAAGGAAATCAAAATGCAAAAGGGAATAAAGGTGGTCCAGGAGCAGAAAAAAGAAATACACGTGCTTTAAAAACACGGAGAGTATGAAACAATATATGATGATTTACTAACTGAAGAAGAAAAGGCAATTATGATGCAGCAAGAACTATACGATAAAAAATATCAAATTATGTCTGAAATTAAAATCTTATCAATTAGGGAGAGAAGAATACTAAAAAAGATACAAGACTTGCAGAATGGTAAAGAAATGAGTATTGTGAGAATGTCCAAAAGCTCATCAAATAATGTATCTTATAGAAATAATGGAACACTTACAACTACTGAAGCAGAAAGTACAACAAATATTATACAAAGACTTGAAGAAGCGCTTACTAGAGTACAAGAGGCAAAAAGAAGATATATAGATAGTTATCATAAAATAGAAAGTGATGACAGAAAACTTGAATTAGAATTAATTAGATTAGAAAGAGAAATTGCAAAAGAGGGAACTAATGATCCAGAAAATATGAAGGATGATAGTTTTATAAAAGCACTAGATGATAGTGTAGAAAGTGCATGGGATGATTATGACGAAGAAGAAGCAAAACAAGAGTGAACTAACAATCGATGAAAGAATTTCTAATCTAAAAAAGCAGGTTATGCAAAATGCAATAACTATGCGAAAAAAAATAAAGAATGGAACTATATTCAAGTTTAAAAAATTCAGCAAAAAACAAAAGAAAATATTAACTTGGTGGAATGATAAAAGCCCAGTAAAAGATAAAAATGGAATAATTGCAGATGGAAGTATTAGAGCAGGAAAAACATTATCTATGTCACTTTCCTTTGTATTATGGGCAATGACAAAGTTCAAAGGCGAAAACTTTATTATGGCAGGTAAAACAGTAGGAGCATTTAGGAGAAATGTTTTATTTTGGCTTAAATTAATGTTAAGAGTTCAAGGTTATCACATAAAAGATAGAAGATCTGATAATTTAGTAGAAGTATCAAAACGGAGAAAAAATAAATTATTTCTATATCTTTGGAGGTAAGGATGAACGAAGCCAAGATTTAGTACAACGGAATTACTGCAGCAGGTGTATTCCTTGATGAAGTTGCATTGATGCCTGAATCATTTGTAAATCAAGCATTAGCAAGATGTTCTGTAAAAGGAAGTAAGTACTGGTTTAACTGCAATCCAGAAGGACCAAACCACTGGTTCAAAGTAGACTGGATAGATAAAGCAAAAGAAAAAGGAATTATATATTTACATTTTACTATGGATGATAATTTAAGTTTATCTGAAGAAGTAAAAGATAGATATAAAAAAATGTTTATAGGAGTTTTCTACCAAAGATTTATATTAGGACTATGGATACTTGCTGAAGGTATTATATATCCTAATTTTGACAGATTGAAACATTGTGTAAAAAAAGTAGATATTCCAAATAAATTTGATTATTTTTATGTAACATCTGATTATGGTATAACCAATCCTCAGGTGTTTTTATTATGCCGGAATAAAATACATAGAAGGAAAACCGCATGTATGGATACTAGATGAATATTACAATAAAGGAACAAAGAAGAATAAAAATGGCCAAGAGGAAAAGATAACTAAAACTGATGATATGTTTCTTAAAGATTATAAAAAATTAATAAAAGACATAGAAGTTAGAAAAGTAATTATAGATCCGTCAGCCACTTCATTAATTAATTTATTCAAACAAAATAAAATTTCAGTAAAAGAAGCTGATAATGCTGTAATTGATGGAATTAACTTAGTATTAAACTGGTTAGATGAAGAAAGAATACATATAGTTGCAGAAAAATGTCCTAACTTATTAAGAGAATTCGCTTCTTATATTTGGGATGCGAAAGCACAAGAAAGAGGTGAGGACAAACCTATTAAGCAAAATGACCACGCATTAGATGCATTAAGATATTTATTGCAAACATTATTCCCTAATAAGAAGAGGGGAGCATACTTTGTAAAATAAAGGAGAGAATTAAAATGATAACAGAAATGGACAGAATTAAAATGATAATATCTGAAGGTGCAAAAAAAGGATTGGTATTATCTAAATTTATTGATACTCAAATAAATGAATTTAAGAAATCTGATACCTTCAAAGAAATGATAGAAGGTAGTAGATATTTTAAGAATGATGGAGATATAAAAGATAAACAAAGAATATTTATAAATGAAAAAGGACAAAAAGAGGTTGCTCCTCATTTGAAGAATTATCAGTTGAAACATCCTATAATTTATAAAATGATAAATCAAAAAGCAGGATACTTATTAAGAAAGAAACCTACAATAAAACAAGTAATAGGAAAAGATGAAAAAGAGGATCCAGACTATAAAGATATTTTGAAAGACATATTTAATAATAAAATGCATAAAAGATTAAAATATACTTTAATAGAGGCAGTAAAAAGAGGTATAGGCTGGTGGCAGTTATATATTGATGAAGATGGGGATTTAAAGGTAAGATTAAGATATGCAACAAGAATTATACCTTTATGGCAAGATGAAGAGCATGAAGTATTAGATGCAGTAATAATGACTTATGATGTTGAAGTATATACAAGTGAATATGAAAAGGAAAAAAGGACTAAAGTAGAATATTGGGATTTAGATGGTGTAAGATATTATATTTATGACGGTTCTAATTTGATTGAAGATGTTGAAGAAGTAGAAAAAAGAAAAGACTTAGTTATAGGAAAAGATACAGAAGGAATAAGTATTTTAGCACATTTTAAATTCGGAGATACTCTTCAAAATTGGAAGAAGATACCCTTTGTATATTTTAAATACAATGGTGATGAAATGCCACTTATACATCTACTAAAATCATTAGTAGATTGCTACGATGAATTATGTTCTAAAACTGCAGATGCAATATATGATGCACCAGATGGAGTTAATGTAGTAAAAAATTATCAAGAAGAGTCAGGAACATTTCAAAGAAATCTTGCTACATATAATACAGTATTTTTAGATTCCGATGGAGAATATGATAGAAAAAATACAGAATTAAACATAGAAGCATTTAAAAGTTTTATAGAACAATTAAGAAAGGATATCTATGAAGGTGGTTCTGGAGTAGATACACAAAGTGAGAAGTTTGGAACACAAGAGTCTGGTGTAGCACTTAAACAACTATATGCTGATTTGGATTTAGACTGCAGTAATATAGAAACTGAGTTTAAAAGTAGTTTAGAGTATTTCATGTTCTTCTATGATAACTGGATAGAAATGTCGCAAGGAAAAGATTATACTGAAAAAGAAGTTGAATTTGTATTTAATAAAACAATGACTGTAAATGAAAAAGAATTAATAGAAACTTTAGTAAGTAGTATGGATATGTTAAGTTTAGACACTATACTTTCAAGACATCCATATGTTAATGATGTAGAGGATGAAAAAGAAAAAATTGAAACACAACAAGAGGAAGAATTGAAAAAGCAGGAAAGTGAATACGATAAAATGATAAAAGAACTTAATAATAATCCTACAAATACCAATAAAGATGGTGCAAAAGTTGGTGATGAGTAATGAGCAGTAATGCAGAATATTGGATAAAAAGATTTGAAGAACTTGAAAAAGCACAACTCTTAAATGAATCAAAGTATATTACAGAACTTCAAGAAGCATATGAAAGAACTTTAAGTTCAGTAAAAAAAGAAATAAATAATTGGCTAGTAAGATTTGCAGTAAATAATCAAATAAGCATGAAAGAAGCAAAAAAATGGTTAAATACTCAAGAACTAAAAGAATTAAAATGGGACATTGATGAGTATATAAAGTATGGCCAAGAGAATGGTATAGATTTAGTATGGAAAAAAGAATTAGAGAATGCAAGTGCAAGAGTTCATATTTCAAGATTAGAAGCATTGGAAGTTCAAATACAACAGCAAATTGAAAAATTATATTACAATGAACAACAAACTACTAATGATTTTATTATTGAATCATACAAAGATACTTATTATAAAACTGCTTATGAATTGCAAAAAGGTTCAAATGTTGCTTTTAAATTCGCAGCATTAAATATTGATGCAATTCAAAAAATTATATCTAGGCCATGGACAAGTGATGAGCAAACATTCTCGGATAGAATATGGAAAAATAAAAAGGCATTATTGGATACCTTACAGAAGGACTTAGAAAAATCTTTAAGAGGAGATGCAGATGAAGTAATAGATAAAATTTCAAAAGATTTTAATGTGGCCAAAGGAAAAGTAGGAAGGCTAGTAATGACAGAGTCAGCTTTTTTCTCTAGTGCATCAAGAAAAGAATGCTTTAATGAATTAGGAGTAGAAAAATATATAAATATAGCAACATTAGATTCAAAAACATCAGAATGGTGTAGAGAAATAGATGGAAAAGTTTTTGAAATGAAAGAATATAAAGTTGGAGTTACAGCGCCACCTTATCATATATGGTGTAGAACAACAACGGCTCCATATTTTGAGGATGAATTTGAATTTGGAGAAAGAGCGGCAAGAAATACTGATGGAAAGACATATTATATACCAAGAAATATTACATATAACGAATGGTTAGAGAAATATGTAAATTCTGATCCAGCAACTAAAAAAGCATTTGAAACAGAAATAAAAATGAACAAAAATAAATCTTCTGATTATGAACAATACAACAGATATAAAGATATATTAGGGGATGAAGTACCCACAACATTTGATAAATTTCAAGAAATGAAGTATAATAATATTGATGAATGGAAAAACCTAAAAGCACAATATTCTGATGCATTGGGAATTACAACAGAAGATAGAGCAAAAACATACATCAACAATGTTAATAAATTGATAAATCAAGGAAAACAAGACAAACACATATTAGGAAGTAACAATTATACAAGTGGAAGAAGTTATTTGACGATATCTAAAGAAAAAGCACAAGAACTTATTAATCAGTATGCAGGAAAAGGAACATTAGAATTTAGTGACAGTGGAAAATGGAATAAAAAAGAAATAATAACAGTAAATGAACAAATTGGGGTTGTAAAAAACAAAAATGAGGAAATAAAAACAAATAGTTTTAAAATACATTATAGCAAAACTGGAACACATATTGTTCCGTACAGGAAAGGTGGAAGTTAAAATGAAAGGTATAAATTCAGAGGAACTATTAAATAAAAGAGTAAAAATAAAAGCATATAGTGATAATGAATATGTAGGAATCGTTACAGGGTATGTACCAGCACAAGATAATGAACCAGAGGTAGAAGAAATTAGTATTTTAAATGAAAAAGATAATAAAAATTATTCGTTATTTGAAAATGAAATTAGAAATATAGAAATACTGTAAAATACCATAAAATACCATAAAAAATCAAAAAACATTCAAACGAGGTTTGAATATAAGGCGATTTTATTACGAAGGCATATAATTTTATATGCCTTTTTTGGTGTTTGCAATATAGTGGCAAATTAAATGGATTCTTAAACAACCATAACAAAGTTATAAAAGTAAGTATGTAAACATACATACTTACTTTTTATATATCACGATTTTGTAAGTTGTTCGACAACAACACCAGGTCGGAGGCGTTGCTCCGTATAAAAACACGAAAGCCTGAATTGAAAGGAGAAAACATGAAAAGGGAAGAACTAAAAGCAATGGGCTTAACAGATGACCAGGTAGAATCTGTTATGGCCAAAAGTGGTGCGGAGGTTGCTGCACTAAATACTCAGATTACAACCTTAAAATCTGAAAAAGCACAATTGGAGAATGACAAAAAAGTTATTACAAAAGAAAAAGAAGATAAAGAAAAAGCAATTGCAGATTTACAAAAAAATAGTATTTCAAAAGATGAATACGACAAAAAGATTAAAGAAATTGAGGAAAATGCTAAAAAAGAAAATGAAGAATATGTTTATAATGATTTATTAAATAAAGGTCTAGATGATGCGAAAGTATTAAAAGACGATCTAACAAGAGAAGCAATAATTTCATTAATAAACAAAGATAAAAGTAAAACCAAAATATCTGATGACAAAAAATCAATAGTAGGATTAAAAGAATTAATAGATGGTTATAAAAAACAAGCGCCTCATTTCTTTGAGAAAAAGGCATCAGGATATTCACCAGTAAATCCAGAAGGAGATAAGGGTGATAATGATGGCGAAATTAGTATGGGTTCTAATTTTGCAAAACAAGCTAATGAAAGTGATAATCCAAATACAAAAAGTCAATTTTTTAATTAAATTTAGGAGGTAAAAAATTATGTATGTAAAAAAAGAAAGTGTAAATGAAGTTAATTTTTTAGCATCTGCTAAATTTCAAAATTTTACTTATCAAGTAGATGATACAGGAATACAAGCAGATGAAAATGGAAAGAAAATTGTTCAAGCAGGAACAGTTTATAAAAAAGATGGTAAAGCAATAGGTTTAATATTTGCTGATGTAGACGTAACAAATGGTCCTCAACCTGCAGCAGTAATGGTAGAAGGATATGTTATAGAATCTAGATTACCAGCAGTTGTAGAAGAAGCAGATAAAACTGCAATGACAGGAATTAAATTTAGATAAAAAATATTATAAAAAATAGAAAAAAAGAAGGAGTGTGTTTAATATGCCTAAAAGTGTATTAGAATTATTTAATCAAAAAGAAGTATTGAATTATTTAAAGGATAGAAAATATCCTGCAATGTTGGGAGAAGAATTATTCCCAGAAGTAAAAAGACAATCATTAGAATTTGATATGTTAACAAATGGAAGCAAAACACCAGTTATCGCATCTGTTCATGGATTTGATACAGAGTCTGAAATTGGTCAAAGAGAAGCAGAAAAAATGGCTATAGAATTAGCTTTAATTAAAAGAAAAATGCAATTAAAAGAAAAAGAAATAATTGCTTTAGAGTCTCCAAGAAATGAAGCAGAAAGAACATATTTAATGAGAAATGTATATGCTGATTTCGATGCTTTAGTAGAAAGTATTAAAGCAAGAGTAGAAGCAATGAGAATGGAACTAGTAGCAACTGGTAAAATCACATTAAATGAGAACAATCTAGATGCAGCTATTGATTTTGGTGTGCCAGAAGAAAACAAAGTTACAAATGTTGATTGGAGTGCTGCTGATTCTAATCCAATTAATGATATGATCACTTGGAAAAATCAATTAGATTCTGCTCCAGGAAGAGTATTAACATCTACAACAGTATTAGCAAAAATATTAGCTAATAAAAATGTTGTTAATGCTATTTTTGGAAAAGACTCTACAAGAATTGCATCTGTTGGAGAACTAAATAATTATTTAGAGCAATTGCAATTACCTAAAATTTATACATATGATGCAAAATATAGAAAATTAGAAGCAAATGGAAAATATACAAAACATAGATATTTCCCAGAAAATGCATTTGTTATGATGCCATCAGAAGCATTGGGAGAAACTATTTATGGACCAACAGCAGAAGAAATTAGACTTCAAAGAGATCCATCAATAGATATTAAATTAGTTGGAAAAATATTAGCTATGATGTACGAAGAGGGAACAGATCCAGTTAGTACATGGGAAAAAGCAGTTGCTACTGCATTACCAGCATTAAAATGTGCTGATGAGTTATTCCAAGCAACAATAAATCTAGAGTAAAGGCAATATGTCTTTACTCTTAAATTTTTATAAAGAGGTGATATTTAATGAAAAAAGTTAGTCCAAAAAGTGCAGGAGTTAAACTTAATGGAAAATGGTGTTTTAAAGGACAAAATGAAATTGTTAGTGATGAAGAATACAATGCAAATAAAGAATTTGTAGATGTAATAGAAGATATTAGAGAAAATAATGAAAGAGTAATAGAAATAGTTGTAAAAGATGAAACTATTGATTTAGAGGAATTAAAGAAAGACATCGAAGAATATGTTGAAAATTATAAAAAAGAAGAAGTAAAAGTAGATAAAAACTCTAATGAAAATGTAGACAAAACTGATAATACTTCAGATGATCCAGATGAGGAATTGGAAGCATTAAAAGAAAGAGCAGCAAAATTAGGAATAAAAGTAACAAGTAATATGAAAAAAGAAACAATAATCAAAAAGATTGAAGAAAAAGAAACTGAAGAAGATAAAAAACAAAATCCAGGAGGAGAACAAAAAGATGGTACCGACACAAATGACGGGACCAATACTGAAGAAAATCCAGAAGGAGAGTAGGTGATATAATGTCAGTTTTAGAGAAAATAAAAAGTAAGACAAATAAAATTGATGTTGAATCATTAAAAAAAAGAATATTAAAAGAACTGAATATAAAAGAAGATAATCAAGATGGAGTATCTCAAGTAGAATATTCTTTATTAGACACTTTAGTTATAATTTTAGATACTACTCATCAATCAAAAATCCCAGATGGATTATATACAACATGGATAAGAATGACAAAAGATTATTGGTACCTAAATGGGTATGATAAATTATTTGCAAGTAAATCTGAAGAAGATTCAAAATCAAATGTAAAGGTTAAAAGTGTACAAATTGGTGATACCACTACTACTTTTGTTGATAAAACCTCACAAGTAGAAATAAATGGTATTGTTTATAATACAGGTACTGTCAATTATTCAGAGGATGGTTTAATTGAAAAGTATAAAAAAGATTTGTATAGACATAGAAAGATGAGGTGGTAACAATGGATTATATTTCTATGGCAAGAAATGCTATTGAGAGCCATTATGATTCTGTTTGTGATATTATAGAAAGACAATCCGTAATAGAAAATAATATTACAAAGAATAAACAAGAAGTTACTGTCGAGTCTAATAAACCATGTCGAGTTTCTTTTGAAAATATATTTGCAAATACACAGACAGATACTGAATCTGAAAAAAATCAAAAAATAAAATTATTCATAGCACCAGAATTAGTAATTAAACCTGGTAGCAAAATTGTTGTTACAGGAAGAGGTAGAACCACAGCATATAAAAATAGTGGCGAACCTGCTATTTATAACACACATCAAGAAATTATACTTGAATTATGGAAAGGCTGGGCTTAATATGGCTAAATGGGGAATGTGTGATTTTAGTGAATTAGAAAAGTTACAAAAACAATTTGAAAGACTATCTAAAATAGATATTGATAGGTTTTGTAAAGAGGTAGCAAGAGAATTAGCTGCAAGGTTACTTTCAAAAGTTATACCAAGAACACCAGTAGGTGAGGGAAGTTTTGAAGTTAAAGATGGAAAAAGATATACAATAAAAAATGGAGGAACTTTAAGAAGAGGATGGACTGCTAATACTGAAGCGGAAGCAGAGGGAGGAGCAGTACCAGATGCAACAACTTATGCGAAATCATTAAGAATTGCTAGGATGGGAAACAATTATATTATAATAGTTGAAAATCCTGTTAAATATGCTTCTTATGTCGAATACGGACATAGACAAGAACCTGGAAGATTTGTTCCTGCAATTGGAAAGAGATTGAAGGCATCTTGGGTTGAAGGGAAATATATGTTGACTATATCTGAAAAAGAACTAGAATCTCAAATTCCGGCATTACTTGAAAGAAAAATGAAAAGATATATTGAGGAGTGTTTTAATAATGGTTGATAGTGTTATAAACGAAATAGTAATTGGTATTGCTACAAAAATTAATAATATATATGAAAAAAAATATCCTATATACACGGATGCACAACAGCAAGGTGTTGATAAGCCTTGCTTTTTTATAAAGTATTTAAATGGTGAGGAAAATAGAGAAATAGGATTACAAGACAGGTTTTACAAGGATAAAGCAAATTTTGTAATTATAGGTTATACGGAAGATGGAAATACTGAAATTCTAAATAATATGATAGATAATCTATATGATTTAGAATATATTGAACTTACAGATAAAACACTATTAAGAGCAAAAAAAATGCATCCAAAAATAGAGGATGGTGTTCTACACTTTTTTATAGACTATGAAATATTTATAAAAAAAGAAAATGTAGCAACAATAAAAATGGATAATTATGGCTTGACTGGGGAGGTAAAAAAAGATGAAAACATCTAAAAAAGAAACCAAAAAGGAAGTAAAAAAGGTAGCTGAAGAAAAATACACAAAAGAACAAATTGTTAACTCTAAAACTTTTATTAATAATAGAGATTTATTAAATGCTGTATTAGAAAATAAAAGTTATAGTAAAAAAGAAATAAATGAAATAATTAAAAATTATAAGAAAGGAAAGGTGAACTAATATGGCATTAGGTGGAGGAACTTTTATAAGCCAAAATAAAAAATTACCTGGTTCATATATTAATTTTGCATCTGCACAAAATGCTTCATCTTCAATTGGAGAAAGAGGAATTGCTGCAATGGCAATTGAAATGGATTGGGGAAAAGATGGAGAGATAATCGAAGTCACATCTCAAAATTTTGCAAAAGATTCTTTAAAAATATTTGGATATGATTATTCAAATGAAAAATTAAAAGGATTAAGAGATCTATTCAAAAATGTTAAAAAAGCATATTTTTATAGATTAAATTCTGGAAATAAAGCAACAACAGATATTGCTACTGCTAAATGTAGTGGTACAAGAGGAAATGATATAAGAATAGTAGTTGCAAAAAATATAGATGATGATACTAAATATGATGTTACTACATATTTAGGAACAAAAGAAGTAGATAAACAAACAGTAAAAGAAGTTAGTGAATTAGTAGATAACGATTATGTAACATTTTCTATGGAAACTCTTGAAGTTACTGCAGGTAAATCTTTAGAGGGTGGAACAAATGGAGATGTTAGTGGAGAAGCACACCAAAACTTCTTAGACAAGTTAGAATCATATCAAGTAAATGCAATTGGATGTACTGTTAAAGATGAATCTACATCTAATTTATACGTTCAATATGCTAAAAGATTAAGAGATGAGCAAGGTATAAAATTCCAAGTAGTATTATTTAACAATGCTGCAAATTATGAAGGTGTTGTAAATGTTAAAAATACAACAGTTGAAGATGAATCAGCACTTGTTTATTGGGTAACTGGAGTAATTGCAGGATGTGAGATAAATAAATCAAATACTAACAAAACATATGATGGAGAATATACAATTAATGCAGATTATACACAAGCTCAATTAGAAACATCTATTGATAATGGAGAATTTGTACTTCATAAAGTTGGAGATGAAATTAGAGTATTAGTGGATATTAATAGTTTAGTTGACACAACAACTGAAAAAGGAGAAGAATTCAAATCTAATCAAACAATAAGAGTATTAGATCAAATTGCTTCAGATGTGGCTAGTGTATTCAATTCTAAATATCTTGGAAAAATAGCAAATAATGAAGCAGGAAGAACTTCACTTTGGAGTGATATAATTGCATTATTTAAAGACTATCAAACACTTCAAGCTATTGAAAATTTTGAAGATGCTGATATAAGTGTTGAAATAGGAAATGACAAAAAATCAGTAACAATTAATACGAATGTACAAGTAATTAATGCTATGGAAAAATTATATATGACAGTAGTTGTAGAGTAAAAGAGAACAATTGAAATGTTCTCTTAATTTTTTTATAAGGAGGAAAAAAGATGGGAAATATTACAATGAATGCAAAAGATGCCATCAGTGCAAAATTAGCTGAATGTTTTGTAACTATTGAAAACAGAAGATATTTACTAATGCAAGGTAAAGATTTTGAGGCTAAATTTGAAAAAACTAAAAAAGAACTTAATATATTAGGAAAAACAGGTTCTGGTAATAAATCAACTGGCTGGAAAGGTACAGGAAAGATTACTATTTATAAAAACACATCTATATTTGATGAGTTAATGGAAAGATACAAAAATACTGGAGAGGATGTTTATTTTGATATTCAAGTAACAAATGAAGATCCAACATCTGCAGCAGGAATTTGCACAATGGTATTTATGGGATGTAATGTAGATGGAGGAGTTTTAGCAGCTTTTGATGTAGATGGAGATTTCCTAGAACAAGAAATAGACTTTACATTTGAGGATTTTGCTAATCCAACTAAATTTACACAATTAGCAGGTATGCAATAATTATAATAATAAATAAAAAATAGAAAGGAAAGATAAGATATGAGTTTAGAAAGTTTTATGTTGAAAGATGAAGTAAAGGAAGTTGAGTATGTAGCTTCTAATAGATTTAAAGATAAAGATGGAAATGCTGAAAAATGGAAATTAAAAACTATTACTGCAGATGAAAATGATGCAATAAGGAAACAATGCTATAAACAAGTTCAAGCAGGAAAAAGAATGAAACAAGAATTTGACACTGTAAAATATTTAGAATTGCTAGCTGATAAATGTGTGGTATATCCAGACCTTCATAATGTTGAGTTACAAAACTTCTATGGAGAAATGGATTCAATAAAATTATTGAAAAAGCACTTGTTAAATCCTGGAGAATATGATGACCTTATGGCTGAAATTCAAAGAATAAATGGATATAGTTTAGATGATGCGGTTGAAGAAGCAAAAAACTAATACAAGAAGGTGATAGTGATGCTGTATTTGCACATTATTGCCTTCAAAAACTTCATAGATTTCCGCATGAATTTCTAAATTTAGATTTCAAAGAAAAAGCCTTTGTCATAGCATCAATACAATTACGAGTAGATGATGAAAAGAAAGAGACAGCAAAAATAAAGAAAAAGTAATTATATCTTATTTTTTCTAAAAGGAGGAGAATATGGCTACTATAAGAAGTTCGATAGTGGTTCAAGATATGGCTTCCTCTGTATTCGCAAAGATAAATTCAAATCTAAATAGAACAACAAGAGGTTTTAAAAATCTAAATAATGAAATGTCAGTTGCACCAACAAAGTCTATAAATAATGCTGAAAAGTTAAACTCTGCAGCTTTGCAAACGGAACTAACATATCAAGCAGAATTACAAGTATTAAAGCAAGTAGAAGCTGAAGCAAGAAAGATAATTGCTGCTGAAGGAACACAAACAGCAAGGGCCCAAGATATTATAGCAAGTGTTAGAGAACAAAGAAATTTAGTTCAAAGTCTAAAAGGTAACTATGATAATGTAGCAAAAAGTGTAAAAAATGGACATGATAATCAAGAACAATTTAATAATAGTATAAATACTGCAAATGAAAGTAGTAATAAACTTTTAGGCACAGTAAAAAATATTGTGCTTGCTCTTGGTGGTGTAACAGCAATAAAGAGTTTAGTTAATTTATCAGATACAACAACAAGTAATAGATCTAGACTAGAATTAAACGTTGATGATAATGGTAGTGTTGCAGAACTTGAAAATAAAATTTTTGCTATGTCTAATAGAACTAGGTCAGATTTTCTTGAAACTTCAAATGTAGTGGCTAAATTAGGAATATTAGCAGGAGACAGTTTTAAAAATACAGATGAAATTGTTGCATTTACAGAATTAATGAACAAAAACTTTACAATAAGTGGAGCAAGTGTACAGGAACAAACTGCGGCAATGTATCAATTAACTCAAGCTATGGCAGCTGGAAAACTACAAGGTGATGAATTTAGATCAATTATGGAAAATGCGCCTTTATTAGCAGAAGCTATAGCTGAATATACAGGAAAATCTAAAGGAGAATTAAAAGAATTATCATCAGAAGGTTTAATTACAGCAGACATAATAAAGAATGCTATGTTTGCATCTGCAGATCAAATAAATGCAAGATATAGTAAGATGCCAATGACATGGGGACAAATATGGACCAGAATGAAAAATGTAGCAGTCAAGGCATTAGATCCTGTATTAGTAAAAATAAATGAATTAGCAAACAATCAACAAGTTCAAGAAATGTTCAATATGTTTATAGATGGCGCTAGTTTAGCAGCACAGGGAATATTAACTTTAGTAGAAGGTATTTCTTGGCTAGTTAGTATATTAGAGCCAGTTGCACCAATTATTTTGGGAATTGTTGCAGCATATGTAGCATTTAATATAATTTCTGGAATAACTAGTGGAATATTATCTATCATGTCATTAGTACAAGGAATTCAAGCAGCTGCGAGTATGATGCAAGCTGGAGCAACTCTTTCTGCAACGGCAGCTCAATGGGGATTGAATTCTGCATTATTAGCATGCCCTATAACATGGATTGTAATTCTTATAATTGCTTTAATTGCAATTTTGACATATTTATGGTTTACAAATGATAAAGTAGCATATGCTATTCTTTATCTTTGGGATGCATTAAGATTGGGAATAATGGTAGCAGGTTTAGGAATTCAAGCTGTTTGGTATGGATTACAACTAGCTGCTTTATTCTTATGGCTTGGAATTCAAACTGTAGTGCTAGGATTAATGACCGCATGGTATGGATTTCAAACAGGAGTTGAAGCGGTATGTCTTGGAGTATTATCTATATTTCAAGGTTTGTATAATGGTATAGTATCAATAGTTAATGCAATCATAACTGTGTTAAATAAAATACCAGGTGTCGAAATAGATACAGTTGAAGCAGCACATTTTGCAGATGATTTTGCAGGAAAAATGGCAAATAATATTATTGATAGAAACTCTAAATTGCAGGAAATGGCTAGTCAGATGGATGGAACAATGGATCAAATCAATACTATAAAAGGAAAAATGAGTTCTGATCTTAGTGCATCTGCTACTAATATTCAAAATAAAGCAATTGAATTAAATACTACTAGACAAGACAGAGTTGATAGTAGAAATGACTGGGCCAAAGGTGCAGGAGATGCTATAAAGAATGCATTAAGCAACTTTTCTTTAGATCCATCAAGTTTTGGAGGAGATAATGCAGGAACTCTTGGCGATATTGCGGGTAATACCAAAGATATAGCAAATAATACTGCAGATATCACAGATGAAGATTTGAAATATCTTATTGATTTAGCAGAAAGGGATACAATAAATAGATTTACTACAGTACCATTAACCATTAATTTAACTAATAACAATAGTATAAATGGAGAACAAGATATTGATGGAATTGTAGATCAAGTAACAAATAAACTAACTGCTAAATTAGAAGAAGAATTAGAATATGTGTCTGATGGAATACATGAATAAGGAGGAACGAAATTATGGCATATTATTTTTATTTAGGAAATGTGCTTCTTCCCATTCCTCCTAAAAAATTAGAATTAAAGATTAGTAATCAAAATAAAACATATGATTTGATGAACTACTCAGAAATAAATGTTCTTAAAAATCCAGGTCTAACAAGTATAGAGTTTGAAGTTTTACTTCCAAATGTTAAATATCCATTCGCAATGTATAAAAATAATTTTCAAAATGCTAAATATTATTTAGGAATTTTAGAAAATTTAAAAGTGAATAAATCGGCATTTCAATTTATAGTAATAAGAAAATTTCCAAATGGTAATAGTATATTTGATACAAATATAAAAGTATCAATTGAAGATTATACAATAACAGATTCAACAGATGAAGGATTTGATACAAAAGTAAAAATAAAATTAAAACAATATAGAGAATATTCTACAAAAACTGTACAAGTAACAATTAAACAATACAAGCCACCAGTAGTTACGAGGACAGTAACCACAAATAATACAGCAGCATCTAAACCAAGCGGACAGAATTATACAGTAAAAAGTGGTGATTGTTTGTGGAATATAGCTAAAAAATATTATGGAAACGGAAGTAAATATACAACTATTTATAATGCTAATAGAGACAAAATTAAAAATCCTAACTTAATTTATCCAGGACAAGTGCTATGGATACCTGCATAGGAGGAAAATATGAGTCAACAATTATTAATTCAAAATGGAAACACAGTATTTGAACCAGTAGTTCAAGACGGAGTTACTTGGACTACCGAAAGAAAAGGAGCAGCAGGTAAATTAGAATTTAAAGTATTAAAGGATAATATTATAAATTTTGAAGAAGGAAATCCTGTGGCTTTTAAAGTTGATAATACAAATTTATTTTATGGTTTTGTATTCAAGAAAAAGAGGGACAAGGAAAAGATAATAACAACTACAGCATATGACCAACTACGATATTTAAAAAATAAAGATACTAAAACATATACTAATAAAAGAGCAGACGAATTGGTACAAATGATAGCAAATGAATATCAATTGAATACTGGAGTATTAGAAAATACGGGATATGTAATTGCAAAAAAAGCTGAAAGCAATCAATCGCTATTTGATATTATATTGAATGCCTTAGATGAAACAATAAGAAATAGAAAAGAAATGTATGTTCTATATGATGATTATGGAAAAATATGCTTAAAAAATCTAGAAAGAATGAAAGTAGGATTAGTAATAGATGAAGAAACAGGCGAAAACTATGATTATGAAAGTTCAATAGATTCTGATACATATAACCAAATAAAATTAACATACGATAATTCAGATACAGGTAAAAGAGAAATATATATAGCAAGAGATTCAAGTAATATAGAAAAATGGGGAGTATTACAATACTTTGATACAATTGATGAGAAAACGAATGGAGCAGTTAAAGCAAGAGCATTGTTAGATTTGTATAATCAAAAAACTAGAAGCCTAGAAATAAAAAATGCACTTGGAGATATTAGAGTTAGAGGAGGCTCTCTAATAATAGTTAATTTAGATTTGGGTGATATTAAATTAAAGAATTTTATGTTAGTTGAAAAAGCAAAACATACATTTAAAGATGGAGAACATTTTATGGATTTAACATTAAGAGGTCAGAACTTTATATCTGGGTAGGAGGTAAAGTGAAATGGGAAGCTTAGGAGAAGTAATAAAAAAAATGGCAGTAGGAGCGAATGATGCAAATGCTCCTACTTCTGTTTTATTTGGTACTGTAACAAGTGTGAATCCACTTGAAATAACAGTAGAACAAAAATTAAAATTAACAAAAGAGTTTTTAGTGCTTACTAAAAATGTAAAAGACTATACTGTAGATGTTAGTATGGATTGGGAAACAGGAAGTAAATCATTAAATGCTAATCACAGCCATACTTTAAATGGTGATATTTCTGTATCATCTAGTGCAGAAGTAAATCCAAATCCAGACAATATTGCAGTAAATATAAAAAACGAAGTTAGTAATAATATTGGAATAGAAACAAAAAATATAAATTTAACACATTCACACTCAATAAATGGTAGAAAAACAATGACTATTTATAATGGGTTAAAATTAAACGATAATGTTATTTTAATTCAACAACAAGGTGGAAATAACTTCGTTGTGTTAGATAAATTTTAAAAGAAAGGTGGTAAAAATATGACACCTAAAACAGATGATATATTGTTAAATAATATAGAAGAAGTAACAGAACAAACAAGTAAAACTTACTGCTTAAATATAGAAAAAAATACAATTTCAAATTTTTGCGATGGTATTGAAGCAATGAAACAAACAATATATTGCATCTTAAATACAGAAAGATTTGAACACCTTATATACAGTTGGAATTATGGTATTGAATTAAAGCACCTTATTGGAGAAAATACTACATTTGCAATACCAGAGCTAGAAAGAGTAATTCAAGAAGCTCTACTTCAAGATGATAGAATATCAGAAGTAAATAATTTTGATTTCAAAGTAGAAAAAAATTCAATAATAGCGAAATTTACTGTAATTACAACCGTTGGAGAAATTGAAACAGAAAAGGTGGTGAGTTTTTAAAAATGGAGATAGACAATATAGATGAAATTGAAAATTTAGACGAATACTTTGATTATGATACTATTTTGCAAAGAATGCTAGATAGAGTTCCTATTCAAATTGATAAAAGAGAAGGAAGTATTATTTATAATGCATTGGCCCCTGCTGCAGCAGAGTTAGCACAAATGTATATTTTATTAAAAAATAATATAGATTTAGTTTTTGCTGATACTGCTGTGGATGAATATTTAGATCGATTAGCAAATCAAGTTGGAATCACAAGAAATGAAGCTACATATGCAATAAAGAAAGGATTATTTTATGATGAAGACAATAACTTAATGGATATTAATATTGGAGAGAGATTTACAATAGAAGATTTAGTATATAAAGCAGTAGAGAGAATAGAAACAGGAACATATAAAATGGAATGTGAAGCACAGGGAACAATAGGAAATAATTGTGTAGGAACACTTATTCCAGTTAATTATATAGAGAATTTAGCAAAAGCAGAATTAACAGATATATTAATTCCTGGAGAAGATCAAGAAGATGATGAATCTTTAAGGGCAAGATACTATGAAACTACAAGCGAGCAAGGATTTGGTGGAAATGTTGTGGATTATCAAAACAAGACTAAAGAAATTGCAGGAGTAGGAGCAGTAAAAGTAACACCTATTTGGAACGGACCAGGAACAGTAAAATTAACAATATTAGATAGCAATTATGAAAAAGCATCTAACGTATTAATTGAAAAAGTACAAAATGAAATGTGCCCAAATTCATCTGAAGATGGATTAGGCATTGCCCCAATAGGACATATTGTAACTGTTGATACTGTATCAGAAGTGGAAATTTCTATAATTTCTAATGTAACAATATCTGAAACAACTACAATGGATAATGTAAAAACTCAAATCAAAGAGCTAGTAAATAATTATTTCTTAGAATTAAAGAAAGATTGGGAAAATTCAGAGACAATAATTATAAGAAAAGCACAAATAGACAATATAATTCTAAATGCTGATGGAGTTATTGATGTTTCAAATACTTCAATAAATAATAAGGCTTCAAATATTGAATTACAAAAATTTGAAATACCAATACTGAAAGAGGTGACACTTATATGAAGTTAATTGAATATATGCCACCTTATTTAAAAAATGTACTTGAGTTTATTAAAATATTTGATACAGAAGATATTGAAATAGAGAATATGAGATATTTAATAGATAAAGTGCTAAAAGAAGTAATTGTAAAAACAGCAACCTCTTATGGTTTAGATAGATATGAAAAAATATATGGAATAAAAAATAAAGCAGAAACAATAGAAGCAAGAAGGATGAATATATTATTTAAAATAAATAACAAAGTACCATATACATTAAAATGGTTGATAAATACATTAAATGAATCAATTGGAAAAGATAATTATAAATTAATTGCAAAAGATTATGAATTATATATAACAATAAATCTAGCATACACCGAAGCGGCAGAAATGCTAAAATCTAATTTGATAAAACAAATTCCTGCAAATATACAATTAGAATATGAATTAGAGACTACATTAAATGAGTATATAGGTGGAGCAATTTCAAGATATGATTATATAATTTTAAATGCTGAAGCATTTGAAGAAATAGACGATGTAGTATTAAATCAAAATAATAATACAGGGGTAGCTGTAATTAATACGGGATATATAGAAATAGATCCAAATACAGATGTGGTAATGAAAAACGAAGATGTAGATTTAAATGCAAAAACTGGAGCAAAAGTATCAAGACAAGATTATATGAATATAGATGTTTCAACAGAGGAAAAGCTAGAAAAGATTTTATTAAATCAAAATAATAATCTTGGGTTAAATTTAGTAAAACAAGATTATATTGAAATAGAGGAGGTTTTAAAATAATGGGTTTTGAAAGAGTATATATAACCAAACAAGGTGCTTTACTTGCAGCAAAAACATTACAAGGTAAAAAGATAGAATTTGACCATGCTGAAATAGGTAGTGGGAATTTAAGTGGAAATGCTGTAGATAAGACATCATTAACTACAAAGGTTTTAGAGTGTCCAATTCAAAAGGTAGAAATAACTGAAGACACACAGGCAAAAGTATCTTTTATATTTAAAAATACTGATGCCAAAAGTGCTTTTTATTTTAGAGAAATTGGATTATTTGCAATAGATCCAGATACAAAAGCAAAAGTTCTATATGCATATACTAATGCAGGAACAACAGCAGAATATATTAATAATTCAATAGCAGAAAAAATAGAAAAGCATATTACAATAAATGTAATAGTAGATAATGCAAGTAATGTAACAATAACACTTGATTCAAGTGAAATTTATGTTACAGAAAAAGATTTAGAAAATGCATTACAAAATGCAAAATTATATTCCGGAAAAAATTACGGAATAAAAAGATTAATAACAGACAATACATTACCAACATGGACAAGAATAGCAGATGCTGAAGGCTTAACTGCAAATGCAACAAAAAATGGCACAGAAGTAGCAAATGATTTTGATAATTTATATCCATGGTCACATATTCGCAAATGTAATGTAGATGCAGCAACAGGACAAGTTCTAGCATATTATGGAGAAACTGGATTCCAAGCAGATGGAAGCAATGGAGAAGTTATGGTAAAAATACCAGAATTCTGGTGGAAAAGAGAAAGACTACCAGATGAATTTGGAAATGTATATGAATACATTTATATTGCTGATTATGCAAGAGCAGGCTATAAAAAATCAGAAGAATTTTTTGTTGGTGCTTATATGATAAGTACAGAAACAACAGCTGAAGAAACTATAGTAGCTCATTCAAGAAGTGGAGTAGTTCCTAAATATAGCACAACTAAGGCAAACTTTAGAACTTATGCAAAAGCATTAGGAGAAGGATGGCAATTAATGGATTATCATTATTTCTTGTTACAAATGTTATATCTTGTAGAATATGCACATTATAATTCACAAAGTATGATTGGTAATGGTATAGTAGCTTTTAGTACAGCAAAAGCATTAATAGCAGAAAATAATGTTAATAGAATAATAGTTAGTTCAGCAGGTACAGGACTTTGGGTTGGAAAAACTATTTGTATAGGTGCAACAGATGCTTGGAATAGTAGTGTAGCGGCAGATAGAAAAATAACATCAATAGAAGATTACAATGATGGACAAGTAACAGGTAAAGCAATTCATTTTGATGGAGATCCTGTTAATATTGCTGTAAATAATGTTATTTGGGGTTCAGCTCAAAAGACTGGAGAAAATGACTCTTTAGGAAATGCATCAGGATGTTTAATTAATGATAATTATCATTCAGTTAATTATAGGGGAATTGAAAATATATTTGGACATATGTGGCAACATATAGATGGATTAAATATAAAAGATTACATTGCATATATTTGTAAAGATCCAGATAGTTATGAAAATGATAAATTTGATGCACCATATGAAAAAATTGGATATGTAAATGCTGAAACTACAGATAGTTATATAAAGAAATTGGGACTAGATGAAAAACATCCTGAAGTTGCATTACCTACAGAAGTTGGAGCAAGTTCTAGTACAGGAGCATGTGATAATTACTGGTGTGCAGAAGGAAACATGATTGCGTACGTTGGTGGTTACTTCAGCAGCTATTGGACCAGAGCCGGTTTCTTTGCTTGGCATTGTAGCGGCACTTCCAGCAACACGAATTGGTATTACGGCGCCCGCCTTCTTAAACACCAGTAAAAGCGGGGGTATGGGGGCGGCCAGCCTCCCATATAAAATAACTCAAATATAGAATAGTTAAATTTTTTGAAAAAAGTATATATACTACTTGTAGGGGATTTAATGTGTGCGGTGCCGAGTTTCTTGCTTTGTTTTTTTGCGTACGTTGGTGGTAACTTCAACAACAATTGGACCAAAGCCGGTTTCTTTGCTTGGAATTGTAACAACACTTCCAGCAACACGAATTGGAATTACGGCGCCCGCCTACTTATTTATAAAAAATAAAAATATATTACACATTATTTTCCTTGCCACTTGGCAAAAATAAGTCGCAACTGGATTGACTTAGTAGCTCCTTTTGAGCGAAAAGCCGATAGACTAAATAAGAAAAATACCAGGAGAAAATATGAAAAGAAAAAGTAATATATACGAAAAAATTATTGAACCAGATAATATAAGAAAAGCTATTCTAAATGCATCTAAAGGGAAAAGAACACGAAAAAGTGTAGAAAAAATATTTTGTAATATTGAATATTACACTTTAGAAATTCATAATATGCTCAAAAATAAAACATATAAACCTAGTCCATATCATGAAATGAAAATTCATGATGGAACTAGAAAAAAAGAAAGAATCATATATAAACCTATGTTTTATCCGGACCAATGTATTCATTGGGCTTTAATGCAACAAATTGAACCATTATTAAAGAAAGGTATGTATGAATTTTGTTGTGCATCAGTTAGAGATAGAGGAATTCATTATGCAGCAAAACATATAAAAAAAATACTAGTTAGAGATAGGAAAAACACAAAATATTGTTTAAAACTTGATGTAAAAAAATTTTATCCTAGTATTGATAAAGAAATATTAAAAAGAAAATTTATGAGAATCATTAAAGATAGAGATGTATTAGATTTATTAGATTTGATAGTAGATAGTTCAATAACTGGTGTTCCTATACGGTAATTATACTTCACAATGGTTTGCTAATTATTACTTACAAAACTTGGATCACTTTATAAAAGAAAAATTGAAAGCACCATATTATATTAGATATATGGATGATATGCTTGTTTTTCATAGAAATAAAAAAGAATTAAGAAAAATAAAAATTGAAATAGAAGAATTTTTAAAATCAGAGCATTTAAGGTTAAAAGAAAATTGGCAACTATTTAAAGTTGATAGCAGACCAATAGATTTTATTCGGTTATAGATTTTATAGAGGACATACAACATTACGAAAAACTAATTTTTTAAGAATAAAACGAAGAATAAAAAAGGTATATAAAAAAGGAAATATAAATTATGCAGATGCTACAGCAATATTAAGCTATTATGGTTGGATAAAACATTGTGATTCTAATAAATTTAATGAAAAGTATATTAGACCATATATTAGTCTAAAAAAATGTAAAGGAGTGGTTAGAAATGAAACAAAGAACTTACAGCGATATAAAGCCAGAAAAAAACTTCAGTATAGAAAACGTTGAGAACGGAAAATGTACCGTTCTTTTTTTTGACAATATTCAAGAGGAAAAAGAAAGTCAAGAAGTAGAAAATGAAAATACTTCAAATAAAATTATATATAGCTATGATACTTATAGCATAGAGATTCCTTATAGAGAAAATCTAGCAGAAACAATAGAAAAAGATATAAATAATTGGCTAAATTCTGTTAAAGAAAAAGATTATAATGAAGTAGCTACAAAGGTTAGAGAAATCAGAAATCAATTATTAGCAGAAACAGATAAAGAAATGTGTTTTGATAGATTAGGCATTGAAATTCCAGAAAAAATTACTGCTACTAATTTGTTATCAGTAGTAACAAGCGTATTTGAAGGAATTGCAAAAATATTAAATAATAATGTAACAAAATATAGACAAGAGTTAAGGGATTTACCAGATCAGGAGGGATTTCCATACAATGTTGTATGGCCAACTAAAGACAAAGAGGAGGAATAATATTAATGGAAAGTATAACTACCACAATAATAAGTGTAACGGCATTGATAGCAGCGCTTGGAACATTTATTGCTACAGTCATAAAAGCTAAAAAAGAAATAGAAAATACTCTTCCACGAAAAATTCAAAAGCAATGTTCTATTGATCTGGAAATTACAAATAAAATGGAAGATTTAAAAGAATTTGTTCAAGCTGATCGTGTGCAAATTTATGATTTCCATAATCGGTCGGACATTATGCTAATGGAAGAAGTGCACTGAAGACAAGCTGTACTTTTGAAGTGGTAAGAGCCGGAATAAAAAGTCATCAAAAAGAACTTCAAGCAGTTCCATTAAGTTGTATTCCTAGTTTCATAAGAACTTTATTAAATGAAAAACAAATAAAGGTAAGTAATTTAGAAGATATAAAAATGTCTATGCCAGCAACTTATGGATTAAAGAAAGGACAAGAAATAGGTTCTTTTTTTGATATTATTTTAAATAATAAAAATGGCGAACCAATAGGATTTTTAGCATTACAATTTTCAAAAACAGATTGTGTAAATTTTTCTAATGATGAAATGAACCAAATTTTAAAACTAAAATTTTTTATTGAGGAAAACCTAGAAAAAATGGTTAGTAAAAAATAAGATGGAAAGGAGGGATATATT